CTCATAAGTAGCCGCCGTAATTTTTGTACCCGATGTATTGTACTCGCTTTTACGGTTGGTAAACTCATGCAGCAGGAATATTTTATCGGCATCGAGCGTGCCATCCAGCAGGTTAAGCGCGGCCTTTTTGCCGTAATGATATGCGAGGTTTTTGCTAAGCGCAATGTCCTGTAGAATGCGTACTATGTCTTTCATTTTTGAAGTTGATTAGGTTGAAGTCTTGAGGTCGGAAGTCGGATGTTATTTCGAACGCCTGAATAATGGAACGCGGATGACACGGATGCTGCGTAGTCGCGGATAAACGCGGATTTCTTAGAATGCTTTCTTCACGTGTGAGTGTAGCTGGTTCCCTTCTTGAGAGTCCCGATAGCTATCGGGAGGGGTGTATTATTTTATAAGAAATGTTACATGGAACGCGTATGAATGCGGATTTCTTATAATACTTTCTTAACGCGTGAGTGTAGCTGGTTCCCCTCTTGAGAGTCCCGATAGCTATCGGGAGGGGTGTGTTATTATAAGAAATTTTATAGGAAACGTGGATGGTCGCGGATGCTACGCAAACGCGGATAAACGCAGATTTTTTCCTGTCGCTGTCATTGCGAGGGAGGCACGACCGCGGCAATCTCACACTATCTTAATAAAAGATTGCTTCATGCCTCGCAATGACAGCACGTGAAAATATAAACTAAACAACACACCCCCAACCCCTCTCAAGAGGGGAGCCAGCTACACTCATACTCACTTACTCAATCCTAAAAAAAATCCGCGTTAATCCGCGATTGCGTAGCATCCGTGTCATCCGCGTTCCTTTTTCTGCAAACTGCGAACAAACAACCATCAACCGACAACTATCAACTGTTCCTCGAAAGCTTCCCATACTCTGCCTCAACCTCATTTTGGGTTTTGGTCTGTGCCAAAAGATTAAAGATCTCGCTATACGGTTTCCTGCCCAGGTCGAAAGGGTATTGCCCAAACAGCTTGCCCAGTTGCAGCAGCGGAAGCGTGTCGCTATAAGGCTTTAGTTTATCGGCACCCGCCATTTCCCAGAGGTGGGTATCGGTATTTTGTGTGGCGAGCAGTTTGTTTTCGGTGGCGATAATGCGTTCAAATTCTGCTATCATAAACTTCCGCGCCGAAAAATATTCAATAACCGTCGCCTTCCAAAAGTCTTTTTCGGGCACCTCAAAGCAAATCTCAAACAGCTGTTGTATGCCCTGCCAGCTATTTACTTTGGGCAACAGCCTTATGCAATATTTTACATTGGCATACGGCATTTGGTTTACGTTCATTCGCCTTTTGGCGAAGTGGTTCTTTGGGTTTAAGTGGGTTAGTATGTCGTAGGGTGTTGGGTCTTTAAGGGTGGTGTATTGTTTAAGGGTAATGTTTTTCATAAACGTGGTTTTGAGAATTAGGTTATAATTTTTACCACAAGCGCTATTGCGCCACAAAGGTTTTCACAAAGAACACAAAGCTGTATGTTATAGACACGGGAGATAACAAGTTATCTTACCAAGAGCACAAGGCTTTGCATTTAGGGGTTTGATTGCAAAAATGCGTAAGGATGCGATTTTCCATATTGATTATCAGATACAACTTTGTGCTCTTAGTAGCTTGGAACAAGCCTAATCTATGCAGCGTTGTGCTCTTTGTGAAAACTATTGTGTACTTTGTGGTAAAAAAAACTATCCCACCCGTACTTTTGTATTAAACGTTTTTCGCAAGGCAAACCAGTACCGCATCATGATGCTGTCCCACTCATCGGGGCTGCGGCCTATAAGCTCTTTAATACGGTCTTTCGGGATAATGCCCTGGCGGCCGTCTTTGTCGATATCCTTAAGCTTAACCTGCTCCATCTCTTCGGCAGTGGTTTGCTTTACGGCATCGTTATCGCAAAGCTCACCAGCCAGACGATTAGTAATCATCTCGGCCATTTTTATTGAGCACTGACTCTTAAGGTTGTCATAATTGGGCTTAACGTACGTGCTGCCCTCAAGCATTTCGAGCGGCGAGGAGTTATTTACAAAGCCCTTACATTTAAGAAAGTCGACCACGCCGCCGCCCACACCATCTTCGTCGGCCACAATGTTAGACAGGGCAATGCCGTAGCGGGTTTGCAGAATTTTTGCCCGCCCCACAACCTCGTCGAGTCCGCTTTTTGCAATGCTCTCCCGCGCTATGCACACCCACCCGTGCCAAATGCGGAACACGGTTTTATCACGCCCTTTACGCGCAACGTCTATCGTCATGAATTTAAGTCCGGCGGGGGAGAGGTGCGAGGGGTTAAAATAGTCGGCAATGCTGTCGTTGTCCATCAGGGTTGCAGGGTCGTCGTCATACTCCCAGTTGCCGTAATAGAGGCGTTCTCGGCTGTTTTTATCGAGCCGTAAAAGCGACTTTAAGTAACTGGGGTGCAGGTGCGGGTTATCTGTTGGCAGGCTCTGAATGAACCGCCTGTGCAGCGGCAAAATACCATCGCGCTGCGGTTTGTAGAACTCTTTATACGCCCAGTTCTTGGCAGGGTTGCAGGAACCCAGCATTTTGGGGATAAGGCCGTATTGGGTAAGCTTGTACCTGATGCGGCTTTTTACAATTTGCCAAGCGTGGTAGGCCACCTGGTTGCATTCGTCTATAAAGGCACCGCTGATTTCGAGGGAACCAAGGCTGTCGAAATTAGGGTCGGAAGGGTAGGAGAACAGGTCTTTAAGCAGTATCTGGCTGCCGTTATTAAACTGAATTACATGCTCTACCGATCTGTATTTAAACTGGTTGCCTAACCGTAGCAGTGTAGCCTGCTCAAAAAAAGTGTTGAGCGTAGTCTCCTTTAGTGTCTTCAGTTTAGACCGGCCCATAAGCCAGCGCGTGCCGGGATATTTTTGGCACATTTCAATTAACCAAAGGCAGCCCAAGGCACTCTTGCCGCCGCCTGCTGCACCGCCGTAAAGCACCTCTTCGGTTACCGAATCTTTTAAGTAAAACACGGCGTGCTCCTGTTTAACCAGCAGTTTCATCTATAAGGGGGTTTTGGCCGGAGCCCAAATTGAGCGTAACGGCACCGGGTAATGCCTCATCGCTATCGTCATACTTTTCGTTCCACTGGGCAGGGTTGCGGTTGCGCAACCAGAACTGCTGACTCCTGAAGTCGGCCGGAATGTGCTTCTCGACCTCTACAATTTCTATGCGTTCTTTTTCAACGCGTTTTCCGTTCCCGTCATAATAAATTTCCTTGCACTTAATGGCCTGCCGGGTGGTAATGATCCTGTCTACCGTGGCCTGGTACAGCGAATGCGCCACCTCCATATCGGCCTGCCGTTTGCCGCGGTTAAGGGCATCGGCAAACTCCGGGTGGTCTTTTTTCCAGCGCGTGAGCATGCGCCGGCTTACGCCAAAGAACGTTGCCAGGTCCTGCTCGGTCAATCCCAGCAGCGTAAGCTTTGTTGCCTGCGCCGCATAGGTTTCGCTATACTCTTTTTGTGTGGTTTTATGTGTGACGGAAGCTGTTAATGCTTCGTTCATGGTTTAAGGGGTGAGGAAATATTGGGGGAATTAAAAAGGCAAAGTGTATAATTCTATATACCTATAAATACCTCGACCAAATTGAGTTAATTTATATTTATCAGATTTAATTTCAATTAGATAAAGATTGGTAAATCTTTCGATTGCTAGTTGATCATAATTTATTTCATTCTCTTCAAATTGAAAGAACTCATGTTGGCAAAACTCTACATAGTATCGTTTTTCATATTCAGATAAACTCTCTATAGCATCTTTGATTCCGGAGTACATTAAAACTTTTTGCAAATTGTCATCTTGCTGTTTTAAATTTTTACTTAGTTCTAATATTTGAGTTTGATTTTCCTCTTCGATATATTTAAATCCTTCTAAAAGCTTATTATAACTTTCTATTTGTTGGGTATATTGCTCAGAGTTTTTATTTAATTCATTATCTAAAATCTCAATTCGTTGATTTAATTCGTCGATTTCTTTTTTGCCAAATTTAATTTTTTGAATTTCTGCTTTTCGAAATTGTATTTCTTTCTGAATTTTTAAATCAAATAATTTTTGTTTGTTTTTATGACTTTTTCTTCCTTCAATAGCACTATTTGTTAATACTTCCAAGACCATCATAATGTAAGGCACAATAATCATGTGTGCTATTGCAATAGCTAATGGTCCAACCAATGCCCAGATATTGCAATAGGTTTCATTAACGTGCTCTATTTTATCTTCAATTGTAACATCGGAAAATATAAGATATAATAAAGACCTCCAATTGTAAATAACAAATGCAAGAATAAAAGAGCCCGTAATAGGTGTCTTAACTCTATCTCTGGATGATTTTATTATATCTTTAATGAGGTCTTTCACTATAAATGCTTTAAGCAAACATACTAAATTTGCTTATCTCTTTAGCATTTATCTTATATTTGAATTTTAAATACTACCTGATGAGCAAGACCTTTAATATGTATTGTGATGAAAGCTGCCATATAGAAAATGATGGACATCAATACATGATTTTATCTTATGTTAGTACCTCATATCCGCAATTAAAATTGCATAATGAGAATATAAGAAAGCTTAAAATAAAACACTTTTTTAAGGGTGAGATGAAATGGAGTGCTTTGTCTAAATCTCAATATCCTTTTTACAGTGATCTGGTCGATTATTTTTTTGCTACTGATTTACAATTCAGAGCAATTATTATTGATAAAGAGCGATTAAATCATGCTTCATTTGGTCAGAGCCATGACGATTTTTATGATAAAATGTATTATCAGTTACTTAACAAAAAGATATTTCCTGATAGTAATTATAATATTTTTATTGATATTAAAGATACCCATAGTTATAAGAAAGCGAAGAGTTTAAAGAAATATCTTGAACGTGATTACAGTAATATAAGAACTTTACAGGTAGTTCGTTCTTTTGAAAGTGAACTTATGCAGCTTACCGATGTTTTAATGGGTGCTATTAATTATAAACTTAGAGGCTTTGATAAAGTTATTGCAAAAAATAATATTATAGAAAAAATTGAAAAACATTGTGGTAGACCTCTTAATAAAGGCACTTATAAAGACGAGCAAAAGTTTAATATGTTTTTTATAGATTTAAAGTAATGCCTACTAATCAAACAAAACGTTATAACGACTTTTTAGAATTAAATTCGTTATCAGAACATCAAAGGATTATTTCTTTAAAGGCTATATTTGACAGGGATATTACTAATAATAAAAATTTCTTGTTCAGGACTAAAATTATACGGCCACTTAAAGTGGATGGTATTATTACTATGGATGTTTTATTTAAGCACCTGACTCATGAATCTGTTGAAGAAAATGACGAAAATGGCAAAGCATTCAAAAGCAGAGCCATATTCGATTTTCATAGATCCAAAAGATTACATTGGCTTTGGCATCACATACAGGAAAAAACCAGTGGTAATATAGATGTATTCAGTTTTGAAGACAGAGTTAAGGGCAAAAACGTGATACGTACTTATATTTATGATTTTACCGAGAACTATGTTATTGTGTTGGAGCCTCAAAGAAGCCGGTTAGATTATTATTTATTAACCGCTTACCATGCTACTAAAGAAAAAGGAGGCATAAAGCAAATTGAAAATAAAAGTAAAAAAAGACTTCCGGAAGTCTATTAAACCGCAAAGTCCGGTACACATCTGGGCGTATCGGACTTCGAAATTCATTTCTCCTAATGTGGTAGAATGAACAGTGCAAATATATACTTTTTTTCAAATCTATGTACAAGTTTTAGAAAGTTTTTAACATTAACCTGTTTTTGGTTAATAACTTGTAAGTCATTGTATAAACAATACTTAAACAATAGGCAGTGTGTTTTAACCTGCCTCTGTTTATAGCTCAAGGCATTTCACAATTAATACAAAGCTCAGCAATCCCTGCTGTACCTTCATTTTACACTATGTCAAAGAACTTTTAAGTCATCAGGCCTTAAAGTCAAAAGTCATACTTCTTCTGCCAACAACTAACAACCATCAACAACTAACCAAATCCACAAATCAACTCTTACTACTCAACCCTCCCCATATCCGCCTTAAATTACTACTGTAGTTAAATGTGTCGCGGGAGGCAAAGTCGGCGTGGTCGCGCTGACTCTCCAGTTCGGCTAAGGAGCAGCGGTCGTCAAAGTAGTCGCGGAAGAACGTGAGTACCTTTTGTACCGTGAGGCTCTCGTAAAACTCGCCATACTGCCCGCTGATTATCTTTCGGAACAGGTAGGTAACATCGCTCATTTTAAGCGACCCGTATAGGTTAATAACCTCGGTGGCGCAGTGCTCAATCTGGTCTTCGGTCATAGGTTTGTTCAGGTTTAGCATGTCGTTAAGGTACACGAGCCAGCCCATGACCAGGGCTGCAGAAAATTCTTTCCCGTTTTCGCGGTTTATGGCCGCCAGCGTGGGTGCTGTGGTGTTCATTGCCGCACTAAGGTTTGTAAGCTTGTGGGCGTGCAGCATACAGTTATTTGGACTGTAAACGGTTAGCAATCTTTCTTTTGAAATCGTCGCTGTAGCGCACTTTGCCTTTGCCGGCAGCAGGTTTTGTTGCATCGTGTTTTAGTTCAAAAAATCCTTTCCAGCCCTTGCCCATGCTTTGGTGCAGTATGGCTATAGCCGTTG